GGGGCGCCAATGCCCGCGTTGGGCGCGGCATACCCGGTCACCTTGTTCCGCGCCTCGCGGTGCACGCCGCCCTTGTCGGGACCGGCGGGCTCGACCTTCAGCGTCACGATCAGCGGCTTGAAGTGCAACTGCTCGCTGTCGCTGACGTGGACCTGGCCGACCGCGTGGCAGATGGCGGAGAGCATGCGCTGCGCGATCTCCACCGTCTGCTGGTTTGCGTTGACCAGATTGAGTTGGTCCCAGATTTTGCGGCCCTGATACGGTCCTTCCAGGATCTCGAAGGTCAGCTTGAGGTATTGGCCGTCGCCGATCCTGGTGGGGATCATCTCGCTCTCGATGATGTGCGCCAGGTATTTGCCGGGCGGCAACGCCTCGAACGGGGTGGCAGGCGCGATCGTTGTCGCGTCGAAGGTGAGGGAGGCCATGGGTCAGCTCCGGGCTGCGGTGGTGGATGCGGGGACGGCGCCGGGCGGCGGCGCGTAGAAGGGGATCTTGGCGGCGAGCTCGGGCCAGGAGAGCGGCAGCGTCTCCGGCAGCCCGAAGCGGTTCTTCGCCAGGAAGGCCGGGCGCTCGGTGGTGTGCAGCAGGCGGTCGCCGCCGGAGACGCCGCGCACCACCTGCTTCTTGAAGCCGACGTCGGTCTTGATGGTGCTCACGCGGTAGTTCGCGAAAAGCACCGCATCGACATGCTCCTGCACCAAAGCCGAGGCGCGGGCGTGCAGTTTCGGCTGGTAGCGGTCGTAGGGTTCGGTCTCGGGGCTGTCGAAGCGCTTGATCTCGGCATGCGCCAGGAGGATCACCGCCATGCCGCGCTCGTTGCGCAGCGCGTTCAGCCATTCGAGGACGCTCCGCCAGACGTCGATGGCAGCGAGGTAGCCCTTGCCATAGCCGAAGGCCTCGATGTTCGGCTGGTCGTGCAGCGCCGCTGTGTGCTGCCAGATCAGCGGCTCCAGCCAGTCGAGGCTATCGACGACGACGGTCTGGAAGTCATGCGTCTCGTCGTAGAGGCTGCCGAGCGCCTCCATGACCGCATCGAAGCTGCGCAGCAGGCCGAAGGTGGACGCGTCGATGGTGCCGAGTCCGTCTTCGGTCTGCAGGAAGACCGGGCTCGGCGCGCTGGCGGCGAGTTTGGTTTTCCCGACGCCGGCGACGCCGTAGATCAGCAGCCGCGGCGGACGCGTCTCACCGCCGCGCCGGAGCGATGCCAGGGAGATTGCCATCAGTGCGCCTCCTTCGACGCGCGGGGCTTCGCCTTGATGACGTCGACCTTGATGTCGCCGCCGGCACGCACGACCGCCTCGGCGAAGGCGTCGAGGGTCGGCTCGAAGGCGGCGACGTCCTTCGCGCGGGAGATCGCGTCGCCTTCGAGGGGGATCGCGACCTGGATGCGGAGTTCGTGCGCCATCACGCGCCGTCCTTCGGTTTGAGGGCGTAGGAGGGGCGGCCGGCGCCGACGGTGCGGGCTGGTTCGAACACCGCGCGGATGCGCGGCGGCCAGGCCGTGAAGCGGCTTTCCGGCACGCGGACCTCGGTGGTGACGTAGTCGGCAGGGTCCTCCCCCCAGCCGCGAATCGTGGCGATCGCCTCCATCAGTTTCGCATGGTCCCACTCCACTCGCTTCGGCAGATCGGCGACGATCTCGAAGCCGTCATCCTCCATGCGGACGTGGCCGGTGTCCCTGCCCTCGGCGCGGCGGGCTGCGGCAGCCGCTTCGCCGTAGCGGGCATGCAGCGCGTCGTGCAGCAGGTCGGCGAAATGCTTGGCGTCGGCCTTCAGCGCCCCGACCTCTGCCAGCAGCAGCGCCAGATGATCGACGGGCAGGCGGGCGGCCTGCGCGACGTCCATCTCGCGCAGCTGCGCCAGAGTTGTTCGGTTGCTCGTCATCATATTCTCCTCTTGCGCCCGGATAATTCTGCCGCCGCGCAGCCGGGCCTGCGCAGCGGTTTCGTCAGGCAGCGATCAGCGCGCGCCGAGCAGCATTGGCATCACCGCGATCAGAATCACGGCGTAGCTGGCTGCGGCGACGCCGCCGCAGGCAATTCCCCAGAACTTCATGTTCCTCCTCCATGAATGACCGAAAGCAGCAGCGCGAGAGCGTCCGCCTCGTTGTCGTCGGCGGGCGCGAAGCCGCGGGCTCGCATGGCGGCGATCACCGCGTCCTTCGGCGCGTTGCCTTTGCCGGTCGCGAAGCGCTTGATGGTGGCGACGGGCACGCCCTCGTAGGGGACGCCTGCGTCCTCGCACCAGGCGGTGAGATGAGCGAGGAAGCCGCCATAGACGTGGGCGGCGGTGGTGCCGGCGTGGCGCCGGACCTCCTCGAAGACGACGCTGCCGAGCGGCCCGGCGCTGGCAGCCATCTCGTCCAGCCAGCGGCGGAAGCGCAGCCAGCCCATGCCGCCGCCCTCGAAGCGGCTCGGCTTGAAGGTCATGGTGCCGGAGGTGATGGTGCCGTCCGGCAGCCGCACCGCCCAGCCAAGGGTGCTGCCGAGATCGAGCGCGAGGACGCTACGCACGGCGGCGTTGTCTCTTCGCGAGCGCGGCAAGCCGATCCAGCGTGACGCCGTGGTAGCCGCGGCGCTTCGCGGCATGCACGACCGCCAGCCAACGGAGCGGGGGGATGCCGCGCCCCTGCCATGCACGAACAGTGATCGGAGAGACGCCCACGTCTTCCGCCATCGCCTCCGGCGATGGCCATTTTTCGACAATTGATTTCCAATCGGCCATGTTGCCATCCTTAGACGAAACGCGGGCGGTCGTCCATTCACTTTTTGACGCCTGCCCGCTATCCTGCCGAATGCCGGCGGCGCAAAATATAACCAGCGCCGGGGTTCAGGCACAGGAGAATGCATCATGGAATTGACGATCAAACTGCACGACCCGGCGACGACGCTGCCGCCGCTCAACACGCCGATCCTGGCGGTTATCGAGACCTGCGTCGATCGCGGTCGTGGCTTCCGGCGCGAATACGATTTCCGCGTCCTCCGCATCATCTGCGAGGATGTGGACGGTGACGAGGACGAGGGGGCGATCATCTGGGGAGAGTTGGAGCGCGGGGAGACCTCCTGGGAAGGCGCGCAACTCCGCCTCGAATCCGGCATCGAGGAGATCGACGACTTCTATTCCGATTCAATCGCCTGGTGGGCCGAATTGCCGTCCATCCCGGCGCCCGCGACGCAAGGGGAGGAGTAGACCATGGCTGCGAAGCACACGCCAGGCCCTTGGATCGTCCCTGACGGCGGCGGCCGACCTGCCATCTATGGCGGCGACGAGACCCACATTGCGACGCTCGCCGATACCGGCGACGTCATGGAGGCAAATGCCCGCCTGATCGCCGCAGCGCCTGGAATGTTCGAGGCGCTGCTCGCCATCGCACAGTTCCCCATGGATCCGGCGAACCGCGACATGACGTTCAGCCAGGCGTGCGCGGCCATGGCAGAGCTGGCGCATGCTGCCCTCGCCTCGGCCAACGCGCCGTAGAACGCAAAAAGCCCCGCCGGAGCCGGGGTTTCCCGGCCCCGGCGGGGCTCACCGATGCGACGTCCGGGCGCGCTACGTCGCCTCCTCCGGGGCGGGCAGAGGCAGGTCCGCGATTTCGCCCGCCAGCAGCGCGAGGCATACCGTGCGATGGCATGCACGCCATCGCGCTGCGCTGTTCGGGCCGCTCGTGATGGCCGCGTTGACCGCGTGTGCCGCCTCATCAGTCGGGCATGCGCACATGACGACATTTTCGCACATGCGCCGCATCGCCTCCGCCCCGCGCCGGAACCCCTCGCGGAACGCCTCGGCCTCGCCCTGCGTCATCTCGCGCTCCTGCCGCCGCTTCGCGGCACGGGTGCTAGGACTGGCGCGCGCGGGTTCGTTGTCAATCGGCTGATCGCGCCGCATTTCGCCAATCGCAATCTTGGGACGCTGTTTGTGTGCGATTTGGCTTGCATGGCGCGGAGGTGTGTGCGATAGAGCACGCATCGGCGGCGGATGGCGCGGCCAGAAACAAGAGGAGGGCACAATGGCCTACTACCCCTTCATGATCGAGAACGCCAGGTTCACAAACCTGGCCCAGGCGCTGGCCTGCGCCATCGTGCACTCCCGGCAGCGTGGGGAGTGCCAGATCCGCACTCCCGTTGGCGACTTGGTCGCCGACCTCGTCCGCAGGGACGATGGAACCGTTTCCATCATCGCAATGGCGCCTTGGAAGGGCGCGATCGAGGCGCTGGCCTAGCGGATGGCGCGGCCGGGAGAGAGAGGAGACAGAACGATGACCCCGAACCGCCTCAACATCCTCGTCACTGCCAGGATGGGCAGCGCGGGGCAGCACCCGGCCGCGCATAGGGTGCTGGTGCGCGACGGCTACACTCCTGTCAGCGCGGATGGCGGCCCCGTCATGGGCCGCTGCGCGGTCATCGTGGTGCCCATGCTGGGCGAACGCTACGACCCGAACGCCATCAACGCTCTCGGTCAGCGGGGCGCATTCCGCGACCAACCCGACGTAAATGGCATCCGCGCCGCGGTTGCGGCGCTGCGCGAGGACTGGGGTCCCCTGCATGTGCAGGACAACTCGGGCCTGGTGCCCGAGCTCGACAACGGGCTGTGGCGCGGCTGATCGCGCTGCCGGGATGGAGGAGGAGGAATAAATGGGCAAGCCGAAGGAGATGCGCGGCAGCATCCTCACCAACCCGCGCCGTCTGCCATGGGCGGCGTGGGTTTGCGGGTGGTGGGTCTCCTACCACCGCAACCCAGAGGCCGCCGCCCGTCGCGCCAGGCGCGAGGCGGCGCGCGCGGCTCGCCAGAGCGGCGGACCTCCGCCCCAGGCGGAGGTCCGGTGCGTTGTCTTTGACGACGCGCCATGAGCGACTTCACCCGCCTGCTCCGCGCCACTGGCGTCAGCCGCCGATGGCTGGCTAGGGCAACCGGCCGCACCCGGTCCGCCGTGGATCGCTGGTGCGACGGCACCGCGCGGCCACCCGCCGAGGTGGTCGCGTGGCTGGAACGGCGAGCGGCCGACCCGCCGCCCAGGCTGGCGCAACGCGGCCAGCCCGGGGCGGAAGCGGCCGCCCAAGACTGATCACCCAAGCCCGGCACGGGGCGGGCAGCGAAAGGAGGAAAACGAGATGCAGAGCCAGAGCCCGAAGACCCAATGGAAGGCGCTCTACAGCGCCTTCCGCGCGGCTCTCACCGAGCTGCGCTACGAAAGGGAGGACGGCTGGACCGTCCTCCCGCACCACGACGCGGCGGCGGTTCACGCCGCCGCCACGGCGGTGGCGGCCGACCGCGTCCGCGCAGGGTTCGCTCTGCGGCACGCGGGGAAGCTCGGCGCCGTGTGGCGCGGCGCCGAGGACGCGAAGTGCGCCTGGCAGTATGTGCCGCCGGGCGCCGCCCGCACGCTGCCCCCCTATGAGCGCGGCATGTTCGTCCGCGCGCGCAACCTGCCGTATGTGCGGTTGCGGGCGCAGGGTTACTCGCCCCGTTGGGAGCCCCGGTTCGCGCCGGGGCTGCGGGCGCAGGACCTTCCCGAGGAGGTCCTGCCCGAGGTCCTGGTGGAGGCCGCCACATAGCGGCCTCGCCATCATCGGCTTCGCGCCGCCGCCGATCCCGGATGAGCAGTATCCCGGCCCGTGACGGCGGCGGGCGCCCCCGCCAACGTCATGTGCGGCCCGTGCCCATGCGCGAGAGCGGCCGCCAGCAGCAGCGCGCCCACCATCCCGAGCGCGAGCAGCAGCAGATGGAAGGCGAGCAACCCACCCTCGGCGCTGGTCCGACGCGTCATCGCACTACGCCCCCCCATCCCCTGGTCGGGCTGATGGCAGCGATCCTCGCTCGATCGCGCGGGCTGATGTGGCAGAGCGCGTGATGCGTGGGACAGTAGGAGGAGCCGGGCTGCACCGGCTCCGAGCAGTAGATCGGCGGCTGCGGCGGCCGCGCCGCATCATCCGGCCACATCGGGTAGCGGCAGTTGCGCGCCGGCCGCGCCCCGCCCACCCGCGCCATGAGCCGCGCGGTCACGAGCTCGACCGAGAGCGCCGCTGGCGCGGCGGGGGCGGGGGCCGGGGGGGGCAGCGGCGGCGCTGCCTTGGTCCGGGCTGTCGGCGCCGTGCGTTGACGGCGCTTCGGCCGAGCCTTGACCTGGCGCGGCGCGTCCTGGGGCGGGGCACCGAGCCGGTCGCGCCAATGCAGCGCCGTGATCACGCCGGCTGTGCGCCAACTCCCGTCCGCCGCCTCGACGATGCGGGAGCACTGGCCGCGATGCACGCGGATCATCCCGGCTTGCGTCGCGTCGTGCAGCAGCTTCACCGGCGTTGATCTGCTGGCGGCGTCCACCGCTTCCGCCAGCGCGACATTCGTCGGGCACCTCTCGCCGCGCAGCGCCGCTGCGCGGCAGAGCTCGACGACGCGCAGCACCCTCGGATCGAGCGCCATCACCCGCACTCCCGCACGAAAAAGCGCCGCGCGCGCCGACGGGGTGCAGCGCGCGCGGCCAAGGTGACGGGGAGGACACCGCGCGGACGTGACCCCGCCGCGCGTCGGGGATTGATGCGCCGCAGCCAGGCGAGCGCAAGGACGGCCGGCACAAAAATCAGCGCCGAGCCCGGCGCCGGCACCGTGACGGGCGCGGGCCGAGGCTCGACATCGAATCTGCGCACCGGCGGCAGCGCGGGCGGCAGGAGATAGCGCGGAGGCCCATCACCAGCCGCCGCCTCCGCACGGCGCTGGACACCCGGGAGACGCTCGGGCAGCGGTGATGGGGTAGGGCACACCGGCTCGCAGTGGTAGGCGGCGCGGATTGGGCCGATGCGCGCGCCCGCTCCGTCATGCGGCCGGCCCTGCGGCACCGGCGGCGCCGCGCCGGCGAGCACGATCGCGGTGCAGATGATCGCCCGCTTGATCACGGCCACCACCACCACACGACGTGGAGCCCGGCGGCGACGCCGAGGGGCGCCGCGAACGCAGCGGCCCCCGCGCAGATGACAAAGCCCAGCGCCGCGAGCGCCGTCCACCACGCCGGCCCTTGCGGCCTATCGGTGACGCGGCGCGGTTCGGTCTCGGGCGGCGGCACGTTCATTTTTGCTCGCCAGAGAAAAGCGCCGCGAGGTCCGGCCGCAGTTCGGCGGCAGAAACTCCAGTGACGCGAGACACGTCAGCCAGGCGCTCCGCCGGAACGCGCTGCCAGCCGAAGACGGATTGCGGCGTGACGCCAATCAACCGCGCGAGTGCCGTAAAGCCGCCGACGCTTTCAAGCGCCTTGCACAAACCGTCATCTCTCATGTCGCCAGCCTAGTCCCCAGGCGATTGAATTTCAAGCCTAAGGTTCAGGATAAGCCCGTTGACCAGCTAACAGGCTAAGCCTATTGTTCGATTTGGAACCACGGCACGCATGCAGAGTCGCACGGCTATCGCGCCGCAGTGATGCGCGCCTATGCGGCGATCTGCGCGCCAACAGAGGGAGAGACGCCATGACCGCGCTCCCGCCAGGTTGGACCAAGTGCAAGGTCACGTCTCACTACGTTCATGAGCATCCACGGATGTTTGTCCGACGCGCCATCAATCTCAGGACATGGTGGGCGACCGTGAGATTGGGCGGCGTCGATTGGCACAGTTATGAGCACAAGACGGCTTGCTGCGCCATGCTCGCCGCGAACACGCTCGCCGCGCTGTTGGGCCAGCTCGCCGAGGCGGAACGTCGCGGGATGGAGCGGGCCGCGGAGATCGCGGACGGCTTCCCCTGCGGCGGCTGCGGCATGGACGGGAAGGCAGCAGCCGCCATCCGCGCGGCGGCTCAGGGAGAGACGACATGACCGCGCTCGAAATGATCGCGCGAGCCGTCTGCTGCGGGGACGCAGCCTGCTACAACGAGAGCAGCGGCTGCCCGTGCGCCGCGACGACCGAGCCCGCAACCGGGCGCGCATCGCCCATCGAGACCGCCCTCGCCATCCTCGCCGCGCTGCGCGAGGCCGGCTATGCTGTGGTGCCGACGCAAGACGCTGAAACGTCAGAATAGGACCACATCACAGCTTCTCGACCCGAACCCGTAGCGTCCCGCTCCCGAGGTCGATTGTGCCCGCCGTCCCATTCTGGAACCGCGCGCTGACCGTGTTCGCCGCCGATACCCACGCGGTCAGCGTGATGCCCTGCAGGTCCAGTGAGAAGCTCGCGCGCGCGAAGTCCCCAAGCGCCGCACCAGTGATGGTCACCGTCGCGGTGGCACCATCGCCGGCCGCAAGGCTCGGCGGATCGTAGGTAGCACTCGCTTCCAGCAGCCGCGGCGCAAGCAGCGCCCAGGCGCTCCCATTCCACACGCGCTGCGAAAGCGTATCGACGTCGAACACCGTCAGCCCGACGAAGGTCGCGTAGAAGACCCAGGCGCCGCCGATGCGTTGCGCCAACTTGTTCGCCTGGCCGGCCCAGGCGCCGGTCGGGCTCGGGCCGATGACCCAACATTGCCCATTCGTCGGCGAGCCCGGCGGCGTGTTCAGCCCGACCTGCTGCACCACGGGCTGCACCAGCGCATCGAGCCGGTTCAGCCCGGCGGAGTGCGTGACCTCCTTCTGCGCCTGCTGGGCCAGGATGTAGGGCAGCGCAAGACGCGGTGTCGTGCTCACAGGACGATCTCCCTGGGAATGCCACGACCGACGGTCTCGCTGATCTGATAGACGCGAACGCGGATCGAGGATTGCGGCGAGCCGAAATCGGCCGTCTGCTCGGCAGCGGTGTAGATCGCGGTCGGGCTGGTGGTGCTGATCGTGCGCAGCGTCGCCGTGTTGCCGGCGTTGCGGATATCGACCTCGTAGCGTTCGGAGGCCTCGCCCAAGGGCACATCCGCATCATCGTTCCAGCCGGATGGAATACGGGTGCGCCTGATCCAGGTGATGGTGAGATTGTCGCTCCCATCGCGGCTGCCCGCGACATGCACCGGACTGAGAGGCATCAGGCCGCGCGCAGTGTTCGCGAAGCTGACCGGCGTGACGGCAGTCTCATCCTGCCAGAGGCTTACCGCCTTGTAGTTCCGGCTCGCGCCGCGCAGCGCCAAGCCGTCGCGGATGCGCTGCACTCCGATCGCGCCCGTGAGCAGCACGAACCGCTCATTGGCGACATGCCCATCAATCTGGTCATCCGTGCCGAGCCGGCCTCGCAGGAAGCCCGACAATTGATAGGTGCCAGGCGAGATCAGCACCGCATTCCGAAACTGGACGATCTCGTCGCCGATGGCGGCGGCATTGGCCCCGGCCAGCACCGCCGCTTCGCTGACCGCTTCGAGTTCCTGCTCCGGATCGACCAGCACCACATCCAGCGTGCTGGCCTCGTCAAAGTGTGCCCATGGCCCTGCCGGCAGGATCGTCTGGCAGGTGCCAAGCACCGCAGGCGCGTCGATGTAGATGAGTTCTTCATACCCGATCCCCTGCGTCTCGCGCAGGATCGCCGCCGAGCGCCATCCGGTGTCGCCCCCCGCGGCGACGTAGAAGCCGGCGTCGTCGTCCTCGGCGCGCAGGATCGGCAGGTCGAGATAATGCGCGACCGTCGGCACAACATCGAGCACCTCCTGCGACGGGATCACGCCGGAATCGGCGCTGGCCGTCCTGGGCAGCCAGGTGACGCCCTGCTCGACGGCGGCGGCGATCTCGACCAGGCCGGTCGGCGCGACAGTGACGCGGGTGAGATTCAGTCGTCGCTTTCTGCCGGCGAGCGTCACGTCCAGGCTGTTGCCCGGCTGCAGCGTCGTGAAGGCGGGCGGAAGGGTGAGGCCCTCCACCGCGTTCCGCCCCGCCCAAAGGTCGCGATGCGCCTGTTCCGCCCGCGCCTTGGCTTCGTCGGCATCCAGCACGACAGCGATATCGTAGGCGGCCTTGGCCTTCCCGGAGCCGTCCAGCCGGGTGCTGCGTGCCGTGTTCGGCTGGTAGTCGCGCGCGGGGTCCATGTAGGTGAGGGTCAGCTCTCGCGGCAGGGTGTTTTCCTCCGCTCGGCTCATGCTCCAACGATCGCTGGTCTCCTTGTTTTCTTCCTGCGCGCCGAAGGCGGACTCGTCCATGCCGGCGAGGCTGCCGACGCCGCGCGGGCGGACGGCAACGCCGCCGGGGATGCCGGCGCCGACCAGCGAATAGGCCACCATCAATTCCTCGATGGCGCTTCTGACCGTCGTCGCACGCGCGACCGCGTAGCCGCTGAGCGGTCGCGAGGAGGAAGCGGCATCCGCGGTCGGGACGCCTGCGCGCGTCGCCAAGCGGTGGATGGCCGCCGCCAACGTCTGCCCGCCCGGCTCGACCTCGGCGGTGATCTGCGGGATGCGGTTGGCGAAGTCGGCAAGTTGCAACCGCTCGAACACCACGTAGCAGATGCCGCGATAGGCAGGAGCATCCGTGCCCACGTCTGCCACGATCAATGCGTCCTGCAGTTGCGTCTCGGTGCCCTGGTAGATGCGCACAGCATCCGCCCGTGTTTGCGTCGGCGATGCGTCGGCGTCATAGACCAGCTTGCCGTCGGCCCAGATGCGGCGGATGCCGGCGACGGGTCCCTCGCAGAACGCCACCGCGAAGTTGGCGGCGTAGGTATAGGTCGTCTGGGTGACGGTCTGTCGGCGCCGACCGCCCTTGCCGCCGCGACGGCTGCTGGTCGTGACCGTGACGGTCTCGATCAGCGGCATGGCCCAGATGATGTTGCCGCCCATCCGGATGTTGTCGCCGAACGCGAGCGGGATGGCCGCGCCATAGGTGGAAGTGGTGATCGAGAGATCGGAGATGCGCGGTCCCTGCACGGCGGCGTTGCCGAGCTTGGGGGCGAACAGGGCGTTGTCGACGGCGGCGCCGGCCAGCGCCCCGAGGCCGCGGCCGATGGCGGCGCCGACCGGCCCGCCGACGGCACCGCCGACAACGGAGCCGACAATGGAGAGGGCGAGGGTGGCCATGTCAGGCGACGCCTGGCAAGCGATAGATCAGCGGCCAGCCTTCATCCTGGACGATGCGCGCCTGCCATTCCGGGGTGAGGCCGTGCTCAACAACGCGGCGCATGCCGGCCCAGGCGTGGATCATGCCGAAGCCCTCAGGAAGAGTGCTGACAATGGCGAGATGCTGAGGTTCCGTTTCCCAGCGCATCAGCAGGATCGCGCCGGGTTCGAGGACGGGGATGCGCCTGCATTGACTCTCGACGCAGGCGCGGAGGCTGACGCCATCAGGGAGGCGGGAATAGCCCGGCGGATGGTCCCGCACCGGCAGGCCGAGCGCCTGGCCGACGCCGACCACCAGCCCGCCGCAATCCACGCCGACGCCGCGCAGCCGCGCCTGGTGGCGCCAGGGCGTGCCGATCCAGCGCCGCGCCTCCGCGACGACATCCTCGCCGGTGATGAGGTTCATCGCGCGTCGGGATAGCGGAAGACGGCATCGGTGCCGGGGACGTGCGGGAAGCCGCGGAAGTTCAGGACATTGGAGAACTTGTCGCGGCAGGTCGCGAGGCGCTTGTCGCAGCCGGCGACGATGGAGACGCTGGTGCCGACCGTCAAAGGAGCGGAGAACGGCTCCCAGAGTTCGAGCAGCCCGTTGGCGCCATGCACCCTGATCTCCCGCCGCGCGTTGTTGTTCGGCCCGCTGGTGATCGTGACGCGCCCATAGGTCGCCCAGCCGGCCGGCTCGGTGAAACTGCTCACCTCGAAACTGGTGTCGGACAGGACGGCGGAGATAGTGCCGGTGCGGGTCCATGGACCGACTGCAACGCCGCAGGGGGCGGAGAACAGATCGACCCGGCATTCCGGCGAGTAGAGGTCGAGCGCCGGACGGTCGAGCAGCGCAGCAGGCAGCAGAAGCTCCGCCTCGAAGCGCGTCTCTCCTGCGCTGATTTTGCCGATGCGGCCCGCCAGGACGACCTCCGCGCCACGGATCGGCGCAGACCAGTCCACCCGCAGCACCGTCACTTCGGCATCGTCATAGAGCCCGTTCATCAGCGCCTCGGCGGTGATCTCCGGCGATGCCAGGAGGCCGGCGACCTCCATCTGCCCGGCTGCCAGGCTGCGGGACGCCTCCGCCGCCGTGGCGTCGAAGGGCGCTGCAGCCGTCCATGTCTGCCCGCCCCAGGAGACGTTGGTATCGAGCGCCGCGAATCGCTGCTCCACGCCGTCGGTCCGCTTCACGCGCCAAAGCAGGCAGACCTTGGACACCTCGTCGCCCTGCAGGCTGTCGGAATGCAGGACCTCAAGGGCAAATTGCGTGATGAGGATCGGCCCATAGTCAGCCGCCAGAACCTCGGCGACTTCCTGGGTGACATCGACCGGCGCGCTGTCCTCCGCCAGAGCTTCGGCGACGATCTGCGTCGTGAATATAGGGACGAGCTCATCAACAAGAGCTTCAAGGACAACCTGCGTGACATCAATTGGCGCGTCGCCTTCCGCCAGGCTTTCGAGGACCTCCTGAGTGACGCGGATGATGGACATGACCGAGGCTCAGAGCGTCCGCTCGAACCCGATCTGAACCGCGTTCACTCCGGATGGCGTCCACGCTGCGCTTGTCGCCGGGTCGGTCGGGAACACGGCGGAGAAGTAGCGGTAGCTGGTGTCCGGCGCGTCGTTCGGGCCGTTGGCGGTCTGGCTGCCCGACTTCACGAGGCAGCGCGCCTGCGCGGCGGCGGCGTCCTGCTTGCGCATGCGATAGCTCACCCGGAGGCCGGCGATAGTGGCGACGGAAGCCGGCAGGTTCTCTGCGCCATAGAGGTCCTTGAGTCCAATGGCGTTGGCGGTGACATAGCCGGTGTCGTCGTCCGGGGTGGTGTCGGAGATGCGTGGCAGATTGCTGCCTGGCGGGGTCGGCGTCCATTCTGCCTGGACCTCGCTGTCAGGCCACAACGTGCGCACGCGCACCTGCCCGAGGAAGTCGTTGTTCTCGGTGCCGGAGCCGTCGCAGATATAGAGGTCGTCCATCCGCACCCGCTGGCCCGAACCGCTGTTCTCGATGATCCGGATTGCGTCGATGTTGTCGGACGCGGCAATCTTGGTCTGGACGCCGGTCAGAGCGACGACGACCTGGCCATTGCGGCGCAGCGTCACCGCGCCATTGGGGGTATGGTCGAAGACGACCTTCATCTCGTAGTGCAGCCAGACATTGGTCGGCTCGGTGTCGGTGCCGGTCCACAGAACGTCGGTGCCGCGCCGAATCTGCAACTGTGCCGAGCCGTTGGTCCTGAGTTCGATGTTCGAGCGCGAGTTGTTGCTCGCCCAGAATTGCATGGGGAATTGATTGCCGTTCGGCGGGTTGGGGAAGAAGATGCCTGCACCAGCGATCAACGTATTGCCGGTGGGGGTCACATTGAACCGCGCATTGCCGCCGTTCCAGCATTCGAGGCAGGCGCGGCCGGTGCGGGGCGTGGTGGTGATGATCGTCGGGCTGCTGCCGATGCTGTAATTGGCCTGCTGCGACATCTGCGTCGCCGTGTTGTATTTGTCGAAGCCTTCGAAGAAGAGCAGCGCCATGACTCAGATCCTGATCTCGATGATGTCGATGTCACGCACGGCGACCGCCTGCCAGGTCTCGTAGGTGCCGGCGAGCGCGTCGGTGTCGAAGCGGACGGGAACGTCGAACTCGAAACCGGCGCGGATGGTGAAGCCTGGCGGCGGCGTGTTGGGTCCGGTGAAGGTGACGAT